CGTCAACTTGCGCTGACGAGGAGGCGGTAAAGTAAATTAAGGATTAGAACTCTGAGTCTGACTCAAACGTCAGTTCATCAGAGATGAGACCCTCAAACTGGGTGACCAGCTTGGTTGCCGTCTCGTTGTCATATCCAGCCTCTTGCAGGCTCTCAATGACGTTCTGGTTGACAGTCTTCTTGAATGTGTCAACTATCTGATTTAATGTGATCATTTCTTTTCCTTTGCTTGTGTCTTGCTTAATTATGAACTATAATACTTATAGTGTTATATCAACAAAATAGAGGTTACACCATGACAATAGAGTCTGTCCACTCCAGCGATTTTTTTTCAGAAAGATCTTTGTTAAAGTCTCCAAACTTTCTAACAACAAAAACCATAAGGAATAGCATATCACCAGATGACCATAAATCAAACTCATCCAGGGGAAACGCTTACAAGCATACAAAAACAGGATATCGAGAAGACATTGACTTAAACGTAAGATCAAATTGGGAAGCCAATTTTGTCAGGATACTAAATGCCTATAAGATAAAGTTTGAGTTTGAGCCAACTGTTTTTGCTTTTCCTATAAAAAGGGGAACGAAAGGATATACTCCAGATTTTTATTTAAATAAATCAGATGAATGGATAGAAATAAAAGGATACCTAGATGATAAGAGTAAGATAAAACTTAGAAGATTTAAAAGGTATTATCCTCAGGAATTTGAAAAACTTGTTTGCATAATAAGTAAGTATTCTAAAGAAGCTTGTAATTTTATGGACGAACTGCAAGTTCCAAAAGTAGTTTATTACGAAGACATAAGATCAGAATACAATTCTCTTGTTATTAATTGGGAGGGAAAATAATGGCCGCGTATAAAGAGCAGTATTATTCCCTCGAAGAATCGGAAATGCAAAGTTTAATAGTTAAGGCAAAAGATGGCAATTCAAAAGCCCAAGAAGAGCTATTAAAAGTCTTTCATAATTTTTTGAGTAAATATGTTGCATTACTGTATTACAGTAGATACAACATAGCGGATTATGACGTCAGGAGATTTATAAGTCTATTTGTTAAAGATCCATACGTCAGATTTGCGTTGATGAAAAATAAGATAAATAAAAAAGCTTTTAAAGAAATCAATGAAGTCATGCGGCGGAATACAGTACATGGCCAAAAGATACGGAAACGAAGAAGATATAAGACAAACCGTAAACATGACATTCTTTCAATGTATTAAAAGATATGAGAGAAAAGATTCAGCCAAAGGCCCAATTCCATTTAGTCGGATTCCTCTACAGCTATTTCTTTTATCTTTTGAAAAAAAATGTAGACACTTTCTTAATAGATCAATTGGGAAGAAAAACTTTTCCGCTTCTATCGGATGAGTCTTTTGATAAAGATGAACCTGATAGCAAAGTCGGGTTTAAGGCCGATCCGATAGAGTATACTTTTGAGCAAGTTATGAATACAGATTTCATTGATGAGATGTGGGTTTTGGGAGAAAAAGTAATGGCTCCTTTTGATAAGCTTTCCGTGCAGGAAAGGCAGCTTATAAAATGGAAATACGTAGATGGTAAAAAGTCTAGTGAAATATCCAAAAAAATAAATGAACATCCCAATACAGTTAGAGAACATTTATCAAAGATAAGAGATAAAATAGAGAACATTATTTTAGGCGATAACTTAGAAGACTTAATCAGGGACCTAAAACTATCAAAGGAATAAGATGAACTTTCAAGGAATAGAAAAACTACAAGAACTATTATCAGAGTTTTTGAATCCACAAATTCAAGAAGTTATTGATTCTTATGTAAACAAAGAATCTAAAAATCAATACTTTGTAGAAATACCAGAAGAGGATGTTGTGGATTTAGGCTTAGATAAATTGGCTTCTCTCGTTGCAAGAACCTCAAACGTATACGGCAGAGCTGCAAGATTTGCAGGAATGGCAAGAGCAAACTATAAAATCATAGAGGGTAAATACAAAAAAGTATACAAATCTTCTAGAGTTGGAAAGAATGAGGCCGAACGAGAAGCCGCCGCAATGGAGGCAGCAGAAACAGAATACTCCGCCCTGGTCACTTGCGAGGCAATAGTGAATCTTGCAGAATCCCTTGAAAATTCTGCTCGAATAGCATCTGAATCATCTCGAAAGCTGATGGATAAAGTCCAATCAATGCAGATAGCTTCAGCCAGAGAGACTAAAGGGTATTACGCTGAGAGCGATTTTCAAACCTATTAAAGGAGAACCATGTTTATAGGTCATTATAAATCCGTAAATAGTCCTAAAGAATTCTATTCAGAAAAAAGAAATTCTTTGGATTTCCCAATGCAAGTAGAACTTGAGGGCGAAAGATATTTGTTTGGGGCATCAATACAAATCTCAAATTCAAAACAATACAACGGCCTAAAGGCAACAGCTCAAAAAAATAATATAAAGTACGACGTTAAGTTGAGTTAAATGAATATAGAAGTTTTTTGCGACGGAGCATCAAGGGGTCAAGGTCAAAAAAAATTTGGCGAAGCGTCTTGCGCCGTAGTTGTTTATAAGAACAAAAAAAGAGTTGTTCAATTTGCCAGAGGTTTGGGTAGAAGAACCAATAACGAAGCCGAATATGAGGCAGTTATTGCTGGTCTTTTAATCTGTTCAATGTCCGACTTTGTTGATCCGATACTGTATACCGATTCAGCTGTGGTGGCAAATCAAATCAACGAAAAATGGAAATGTAAAAATTTATCATTAATTCCTCTACTAATGACTATCCAAGAAATAAAAAGTGAATACAAATTTAGAGTTATGCAAGTTCCTAGAACATTTGTTTGGGAGCCCGATGGATTAGCCAACGAATTTTTGAATCAATTAGAAGATAAGAAAAGAACTATATGATATACTTATGGCCATGATAGATCTTAGTAAAAATCAACCAATAATAATTGGACTAGCCGGCAAAGCCGGCAGTGGCAAGACCTCAGTTGCAGAAAATATAGTCCCCAAGGGCTCTATCGAATCAATTAAGTATGGAATAAAATGGGATCATATCTTTTACGCTTTACCTCTTTATGAAATGGCTTCAATAAAAAAGAACATTCAAGGCTTAAATCAAAAAAGAAGAAGAATGTATGCTATTCATCAAGTTTTATACGACCTTTATGGCGGAACATCTTTGGGCGATATTCCAGAGTACGAAGATCTAACAAGCATGGTTGAAAAAATATACTCCATGCCCATAGAGGCAGAAGGAATCAAGCCAAGAGATTTCCTGCAAAAAGCTGGCGATATTTGTAGATCAGTTTCCCCAGATTGCTTTGCTCGATGGGCGATAATGAAATCCTCTAGAATATACAGATCTTATGTAAATCAGATTCCAGAAGACGAAGATCCATATCCAATGTCGGTTTTAATTTCTGATGTAAGATATCCAAACGAAGCTGAACATATACTTAAGCAGCCGAACGGAGTTGTTGTGTGCTTTGACGCTTCGACAGAAACGCTAAATGAGCGTCTTTTTAAAAGAGATGGAAAATTAATGAACCTAGAGCATTCTTCGCACGCCTCAGAAAACGGAATAGAAAAAGTTAAAAGTATGGCTACATTGATAATTAATACCGATGGAATGTCTCTAGAATATCAAACTGAAGAAACGTTAAAGCAACTAAAAATTAAGGAGTTTACAAATGCCTAAAATATCACAAAATGCCTTTGAACAATCTAACGTTCCCTCGGTCGCTGAAGCGGTTTCAAGCTCTCCTTCCGTGGCCTTGTCTAGTACTCCCGTTTTAATATGTGGGGTAAATAGAAAAATAAATATAGGGAATTTTGAAAACGTAGATGTTTATGCCGGTATAAGTTTGCCGCTAAATAACGTATCACTAGAGGACAAAGAAGCTTTATCAAAGGCCATAGAGGAAGCAGCAGCTTATGGTTTTGCCGTAGTTTCAAAGGAAACCGGCGATAGATATTCTCTCATTAAAGATTCTCAACAGGCAAAAGCCTGATTGTTTAGGGTATATAATGTATAATATGTTATTACTATTAAAACAGCAAAGTGAAAATACGAGGTAAAAAAATGAGTATATTCAAAAATTTATTGAAAAAATTAGAAGCCGTTTTAAACGGAGAGAAGAATAAAAAGAATTCTCCTCTTTCCATGATTCCTAACGCAGTGGTTGACAAATTGGTTGATCAGGCCGAGGTGTTGGCCGAGGTTGCTGACCAGGCGGTGGCCAATGTTGCCAAGGAAGTTAAGAAAGAAATTGATAATGTCACCGAAGCTGTAAAGAAAACACCAGCAAAAAAGAAGCCAGCAGCAAAGAAACCAGCAACAAAAAAGACTAAGTAATGGTTTTTAAGGGCAAGATATATATATCTGGTCCTAGAATGGGAACAAATATTTTTCCTAAAGGTCTTGAAACACCTAAGAAAAAAACTAAAAAGAAAAATAAAAAAAGGAAAAAATAATGGCAAAAAGCGCAGCATGGCAGCGTAAGGAACGGCAAGAACCCTAAGGGCGGATTAAACGCCAAAGGACGTGCCTCATATAAAAGACAGACTGGTGGAACATTAAAGCCGCCAGTGTCTGCCAAACAAGCAAAGAAATCTCCTAAAGCAGCTGCGAGAAGAAAATCATTTTGCGCTAGAATGGGTGGAATGAAAGGGCCAATGAAAGACAAAAAGGGTAGACCAACACGCAAAGCTTTGGCTTTGAGAAAATGGGATTGCTAATACTATATTAGTTATACTATAATAAATGTTATTTAAAAATAGAAACAAGGAGAAATAAATGCCAAAAGTAGGAAATAAATCATTTGCATATACAAAGGCTGGCGAAAAGAAAGCTAAAGCATTTGCAAAAAAGACAGGTAGAAAAATGACAAAGAAATCATCCAAGAAAAAGATGGGATACTAATCATGGCCGCAAAAAAGAAAATGCCACCAAAGAAAGCCGCAGCTAAAAATGGAGCAAAGAAAAGTGAAGCTGGTTTAACAGCCGGTCAAAAGAAACTTCCTCCCTTCATTAAGGCAGCTGTTCTAAAGAAGAAAAAGAAGAAGTAATTCATAGTTCTAATAGATAGGAAGTCGCAATATGCCAAAAGTAGAATGGGACATCGTAGTTCCGGTTAAGCAACCAGCTGATCTTAAGGGTGTTGCTCCCGGTAAGCTTCCAGAATCTCTTTTGCGTCCAGCAGCTGGCGGCGGTAAGCTTCATTGGCTTACCGCAGCTGCGTGGGGCGCAATGGTTGAGGCCGCAAAAGCAGATGGTATTGAGCTAAAGCCAGTTTCGGCTGGTGATACATATCGCACTTATGAATCACAGCTTACGGCCTTTAAGCAGCGCTATACGACAGCACCAAATGGCAATTCTACTAGAACTTTTGAAGGCAAGAAGTGGTATAAAAAGGATCCTAAGCTAGCCTCTTTGGCGGCTCCTGGCACATCACAACATAATACTCGGATTGGCTGTTGACGTTCATACGGCTGGAGAACCAAAACGTCTCAAGTGGTTGATTGCTAACGTCCGCAAGTTTGGTTTTTC